TATGGGCAATGTGCTTGAGATTATTACCAAAGAATCTATGTCACCTCTGAGTTTACCACAAGAGGTACGAGAACAGATACCACCAAGTGACACGCCTATTAAAAGCCATGACCTGTACACCAAGCTTACAAAGACTAAAAAAGGCTTTGAAGTAGTGCAGGAAGTGGCTGGCGTCCTGATTGAATCTTCACGTGGCGTCTTCAAAGCAGACCAGAACCCCTTCATTCCACTACGTTTTATCCGTATTGATGGTGAAGATTATGGACGTGGGTTCATTGAAGAATACATTGGCGACCTGCGTAGCCTTGAAGCTTTGACTAAAGCTATCGTCCAAGGAAGCGCAGCATCAGCCAAGGTTCTGTTCTTGGTGCGTCCAAATGGTACGACTAAGACTAAAGACCTCTCTGCTGCCCCCAATGGAGCGTTCCTACAGGGCGACAGCAACGATGTGTCTACCTTGCAAGTTCAGAAAGCTGCCGACTTCCGTGTGTCCTTAGAGACTATGCGGATGATTAATGACCGTCTTGCTGCTGCGTTCCTGCTTAACAGCAGTGTACAGCGTTCAGCAGAGCGTGTCACAGCAGAGGAAGTGCGCTTCATGGCGCAGGAACTAGAGACTGCTTTGGGTGGTGTATACTCCATCCTATCGCAGGAGTTCCAACTGCCTCTCATTAACCTGCTGCTTAACTCTCTTCAGAAGCAGGGCAAGATGCCTAAGATGCCTAAGGATAGCGTAAAACCTACCGTGGTAACTGGTATTGAAGCCTTAGGAAGAGGGCAAGACCTAAACAAACTAGCAGCGTTCTTGCAGTACCTTCAGCCTCTTGGACCTGAAGTGATACAAAGCGAGATGAACCTAGGTGACTACATTGACAGACTAGCTGCATCACTAGGCATTGATACTTCTGGCCTCATCAAATCCGATGAGCAGAAGCAGCAAGAGCAAATGATGCAACAGCAAATGATGCAACAACAGATGCTGGAACAGGCGGGTATGGGTGCGCTGCAACGTGCAGCACCAGCTATTGCTGGTAATATGGACCCTGACCAAGTACGACAAGCTATGGAGCAAATTAGTTAATGGCTGATACAGTAAATACTTATCAAGAAGCTGCCCCTGAATCTCAGGAGCATATCAATGAAATGTTATCAAAGGTGGAAGGAACGGCATCAGAAGAAGACCGTCCTGAATGGCTACCTGAGAAATTCAAATCGGCAGAGGAAATGGCTAAAGCTTATTCAGCACTAGAGAATAAGCTAGGCCAACCTCAAGAAGAAAGCGAAGAAGAAGAAGAGTATGAAGGAATGGAGGGGGCAGATGCCTCTGAAGTTGCTGAAGTTCTAGGCGCTAATGGCATAGACTTTGACGTTCTTCAACAAGAGTACCAAGAACTAGGTGGTCTGTCTGCTGAAGCTTATCAAGCTTTGGAAGAGGCAGGTTTTCCTGAGGCAGTAGTAGACCAGTGGATTGCTGGTCAACAGGCTATCTCTCAACAAGTACAATCCGAAATGCACTCCCTTGTAGGGGGTACAGAGCAGTATCAAGAACTGGTGGGGTGGGCAGCAGAAGCACTCCCTGAGGCAGAGATTGATGCTTTTAATGCAACAATGGAAACGCAAGACCCTGACATGATTAGGCTTGCTATCCAAGGTCTTCATGCACGTTACCGATCTGAGGCCGCACCTAACCTTATCCAAGGTGATGCTGGTGCCGTATCCACAGGTGGGAAGTTTGAAAGTAATGCTGAACTCACTGCTGCAATGAGTGACCCTAGGTATGCTAAAGACCCTGCCTACAGGCAAGCAGTCACTGATAAGTTGGCTCGTTCTAGCCTGTTCTAAGTTGTTGCATGGAGTGGGGGTGTAATGCCCCCTCTCCTTCTAAGTACATCTACTGGGTGTCCTTAGAAGGGGAAACCCTAACACGAAGCTAAACATAACAAACGATTACCCCTGACCCCTTGCGAGGGACAATCTTGGAGAAAGGATGTAGTGTAATGCAGAGTGTACTTTAACTCAACATTAACATTACTAAGAGGTAATTAAAATGGCACAAGCCGCTTCAAATCCGGCCTATAGCGTAAGCTTTCAAGGCCAGAATAACAATACAGGTGATGTACGTGACCTGTTTCTCAAGCTGTATGCTGGCGAAGTCTTGACAGCTTTTGAAGAAAAGAAAGTACTTATGGACAAGGTGCGTACTCGCACAATTTCCAAAGGTAAGTCTGCATCATTTCCAATGACAGGCCGCGCAACTGCTGAATACCTGACCCCCGGTAACGAGATTACTGGTGGTACTATTCGTGCAGGTGAGCGTATCGTAACTATTGATGACTTGCTCATCTCTAGCCAGTTCATTGCTAACATTGATGAAGCAATTAACCACTACGATGTCCGTTCTATCTACTCCAAGGAAGCTGGTATTGCTCTTGCAAACGAAGCTGACAAGAACGTAGCTCGTATGCTTGTAAAAGCTGCCCTGTCAACCAACGCCACACGTGCTGCTGGTCTTGTACAGGACTACAAAGCATTCACCGAAGAAGATTTTACCAGTAACGTAACTATTGGTGCTGCTTCTGGTGATGCGACTGATCCTGCAAAGATTGCAAAAGCTATCTTTGACGCTCGTAAAGAGATGGAAGTCAAGAACGTACCAACTGATGGTGCTTGTGTTGTTCTTGCTCCTGACCAGTACTATGCACTGATGGACGTGACTGATGGCAACAAGCTTGTCTACATGAACCGTGACTTTGGTGGTAATGGTTCAGTAGCAGACGCAACCGTAGCGTCTATTGCTGGTATGCCTATCATCATGTCTAACCACGCTAACGTATCTAACCTGTATGTAAACTTTACTGGTGGTGACGCTAACGAAGGTAAGACATCAGACAATGCACCTCTGGCAAACACTGCTGGTTCTGGACGCACAACTCACTATGACCTGCCTACTGCTAACGTAGATGGCGCAGACATGGTGGCACTTGCTTCCAAGTTCAAAGGCTTTGTCTTTACTCCTGATGCCGTTGCTACTGTCAAGCTTCTTGACCTTGGCATGGAATCTGAGTACCAGATCAACCGTCAGGGTACACTCATGGTTGCTAAGTACGCAATGGGACATAACGTCCTGCGTCCTGCATCATGTGTTGCTTTGGCACAAGCCTAACTTTAGTGGGGGTAGCTTAACGGCTACTCCCATTTTCTTTGGATGGTGTTATGAAAAACTTAAAGATTAAAAAGTCACGTGTAAACGAGGCTGGTAACTACACCAAACCTGCAATGCGTAAGCGTATGTTTAACAGTATTAAAGCTGGTACAAAAGGCGGTAATGCTGGTCAGTGGTCAGCGCGTAAAGCCCAGCTACTTGCATCACGTTATAAGAAAGCAGGTGGGGGCTATACATCGTGAAGAAGCCTCAGGAAAGCCTAAAGAAGTGGACACAACAGAAGTGGCGTACCAAGTCTGGTAAACCTTCAGCTAAAACAGGTGAACGCTACTTACCAGAAGCAGCCATCAAGTCATTGTCGTCAGCAGAATATGCTGCCACTACTAAGGCAAAACGTGAAGGCTCTCGCAAAGGTAAACAGTTTGTCCGTCAACCCCTCAAGATTGCTAAGAAGACAGCAAAGTATAGGAAGTAATTATGCCAAACGTAGCAGGTAAGAAATACGCATACACTAAAAAAGGCATGGAAGCTGCTAAGAAAGCTGCCAAGAAAACTGGTATGCCTATGAAAAACAAGTATATGAAGAAGAAGTAATATGGCTATTACACACGCAGGAGAAACATTCAAGGGTCTGCGAATACCTAAGAGATCGTCCAAGGGTAGTAAGTCTCATGCGGTGTTGGTAGGTACAAAAGATAACCCGAAGATTATTCGGTTTGGACAACGTGGTGCTAGTACTGCTGGCAAGCCTAAAGCAGGTGAGTCAGCGAGAATGAAAAAGAAACGTAAATCATTCAAAGCAAGGCACCGTAAAAACATAGCAAAAGGACCAAGTTCAGCCGCATATTGGGCTAACAAGGTAAAGTGGTGATAACATGGCAGGAACAAGTAAGCTGGATGCTATTAATACTATGCTCTCTGCTATCGGTGAAGCACCAGTAAGTAGTCTCTCCTCTGGCTTGATTGAAGCAGAGATTGCAGAGAGTATTCTAAACACAGTTGACAGAGAAGTACAGTCTATGGGCTGGCACTTTAACACAGAATTAAACAAGAGTTTTGCACAGGACACTAACG